GTCTTGAAGTGACAAATTTGGCACAATTTTCATCAATTCTAATGGAATTTTAACAGAAAGTTGCTCAATTATGGACTTTCCTCCACTAGCTAATGTTTTAGCTCTAGCATCATGTGGCAAATAATGAGTGCCATATGTGTATCCAAACTCTTGTTCTTTAGCCCTAATCAATCCTGTGTAATACGGAATGGTTTGCCCATTGCTTGAGTGATAATCTAATACCCTGATCTCTCCATGTACGACCTGAAACCACCAGATCGCTGTATCGTCTGAGTAACCTAAGTCCCAGGCTGTAAATGTAGGGAACATAGGATCATGCTCAACCTGAGTGATATGCCCCATGTCCTGCAATATACGCATTTCTACACCATAGATAGCCCCTTGGATTTCAGATTCAAAGTCACACTCAAACTCTGCCCTGTATTGACCGCCCGTCATTATCTTGGCAGCATCTTCTAGTTCTTCTTTGGGAATAATGTTTGTCTGACTAGCTCTCAAGACTTTGACATACCAATTATCGTCTTGCAAAGCGTGGTTATAGATATCAAAGAACCCGTTATGGCCTTTAGGCGTACCAATGAATGTAGCCCAACCAAGGCGATCAGCAAGTAAAGGTCGTATAACCTCACCCCAAAGCCTAGGTTTCATATCAGCGTATTCGTCTAAAACTACGCCATCTAGGTAGTTACCCCTAAGTGCATCGGGATTATCAGCACCAAATAGTCTGATCCTAGCGCCTGTTATTAGTTCTACCCATAACTCAGATTGATTGGCTTGTTTTAAGAAAGGCTGAGAATAGCGCTGTAAATATGTCCAGGCTACAGACTTAGCTTGTGAGTAATAAGGCGCTATATAGGCGTACTGGGCATTAGGCTTCTTTTCAGTCAACGCCCTAACTATCAGATCGTTAATACAAAGGACAGTTTTACCAAGCCTTCTATGTCCTACAATTACTGCCCACCTTTGTTTACGCCTGTGAAAGTCCTCAAATACGCTTCTAGGGCGATATAAGAGTTTAACTTTCATCAGCCCATGAAATAGTTATATGCTGTGGGGCGTTCTTATCTCCTACCAATTCAGTTCTAGCTAACTTAGGGACAGAGTATTCAACTAAGTTCTGTACGATCTCACACGCTTTAGCAGGATTAGGCTGTACTAACCATTTTTGAGAGTCATCGTCATAGATGCCTTCTGCGGTGCTTGTAAGCCACGATTGAATATAAGGTATGTTGGCATCAAGTAAGGCTTTAATCGCTTCCCTAGCCTCTTGAGTAGCCTTATTAGGCGTTCCTGCTGCTCTGCCGCCTGTCTTTTTTCTACTGTTTTCTATTTTAGATTCCATATATTCTCAAGTGTTTGATATATAAGGCTTTTATTATATCAGGTAATGTCTGGCTCAGTTAACTTGTTCATTGCCTTCAAAAGCATCTCTTTTCTAGCCATACGCTTTTTCTCATTCTTTTCAAGAGTAGTAGGCTTATGTTCTCTTAGTAAAGAGTCTTTCTTTTTGAATGTACGCTTTATATGTTCCATTACATATCTTTCATAGCATCTTCTATATGCTTTCTGCGTGATTTAGCAGGTTTAGCTGTTTTAGCAGATTCTTTGAAATCTTTAGCCGTGGGCGCATTTTTGCTACCAACCTTGTTCATATGCTCGCCAGAACCATTCTTGATCCGTTCCTGTTTACGGTGAAGATTGGCGTAAAGTCCGTTTTTCATTAGCAGTTCCAGTTCTTTAATGAGGCTTTGGCTCTTTCAGCAGGGCCTTTAGCATGAGCTACAACACCTTTCATTCTTGCACAGAAGCTATCATGTCTACTGCCACTAGCTTGTGGTGCTTTTAAATGACTACCATTCTTAGCGTTATATTCGGCACGACCTTTGGCGGTCATACCTGCACCCTTGTCTGTAGGGTTATAAGTCTTACCCTTACCAGTAGTCTTATGGGCTATGGGCTTATCGTGCTTTTCCATTGCGGCACGAATTTGATCGCTGCGGGCCATATTACTTCATGTATTTGTTGTAAGCTGTTTCTAAGACAGCTTTGCGTTTACCTTTGGCGGCTTCACGCTGTACGCTTAATGCAATAGCTACGGCTTGTTTCTTAGGTTTGCCAGCCATTTCTTCTTTGGCAATGTTTTTACCTACTGCGGCTTTAGAATCTGATTTCATTAATGGCATGATTACCTCAAATATTTAAGTTTATAGATCGTAGAGTCGATTAATTCAGCAATACTAGCCATAATGTTAATCAAGGCTTGTTCTTGCGGAAGGTCTTGGGCGGCTTCATCTACGAACTTTTTAAGGGATTCTAGATAAGCTAAAGGTTCTTTGGGTTGGTGATAAACACTAGGAAACTTCTTGATTTGCTCATAACAGCCCATATATGCTTCTACATAGCTATCTACCAGATCAACTATGCCTTCGTAATACTTTTGGAGCGCTTTATGCTGGCTAAATGAGTTTGTAGACCAATGAAAGAAATGGGTATTTGTCGCTGAATGCAACAAAGTGGCAGCAAATAAGGCTACATTATTTTCCATAACACATTATAAATCAGAAATTGAGTTTAAGAGGTTTTTTACACCTTCAATATCGTTGATTCTAGCAAGTGGGCCACCCTGCCAAGCAGCTATAAAAGTTAACTGATCTTTAGTATAAAGCGCTTTTTCACTAGACTTTACCTCGACTAATAATGTGTGTCCTCGCCAGGCAACCAAGAGGTCGGGGATTCCCTTTCCAACTCTAGATAAGTCAAATACTTGAGCGCCCATTGCTCTAAAAGCATCCATAATCTCTCGTTGATTTTGATCAGTCCGTTTAGCATATGCCATTTTGTCACTATTATGGGTTAAGATACGCTAACTTTACATCAAATAGGGTGTCTATGTCCTTTAAATCAAAAATAACAGATGAAGTTTTTATTGAATTATGGAATAAGCTGGGCAGCCCTACGCTTGTAGCTGAAGTGTTAAAAATGAATCCCAGATCAATAATGGCAAGGCGTAAAGCGCTTGAAATTTACCATAGCATTGAATTGCCTACTTTTAATTCTCAGCGACAAGAAAAAATAAAAATTAAAAAAATAGAGCAAACCCCCCACAATGTAAGGCGGGGCATAGATATAGATAAAGTTAAGCGGGTCATAGTTTTTAGTGATGCCCACTTTACCAATGTAACCACAACAGCGTTTAAAACCTTGTTATTAATGATTAAAGAATTTAAGCCTCAAGTCATTATTTGTAATGGCGATGCGTTTGACGGGCAAGTTCTTAGTCGTTTCCCTACTATTAACTATGATGAAAAACCTTCTGTATTAGATGAACTTAGTTATTGTCGTTACCATTTAGATGAAATTGTTAAACATAAGCCAGCAGGCTGTGAACTCATATGGCCAATGGGTAACCACGACTTAAGATACGAGTCATTTTTGGTTAATAAAGTACCTGAATATAGCGGTGTAGATGGTTTTAGCCTTAAATACCATTTTCCTGAATGGAAAACTTGTTGGTCATATTGGATAGGCGAAGATACTGTAGTTAAACACAGGCATAAAGGCGGTCGTTTGGCAGGTTATAACAATTTAACTGCGGCAGGCAATACAAATATTATTACGGGTCATACCCATGTTCTTTGTGCAAGTCCTATAACAAATTATCAAGGAACTTACTGGGGAGTTCAAACTGGTTGTTTAGCTAACCCTTTAAGTCCCAGTTTTGGATACACGGAAGACGCACCCCTTGACTGGCGTTCTGGACTAGTGTTACTTTCATTTGACCAGGGCAGAATGTTAATGCCAGAGCTTATTATGGTTACGGATGAAGAAAACGGTGAATTTGAATTTCGTGGCTGTATTAACAAAGTATGATGGCATGATGGCATGAAACTAACCCCATTTATTCTAGAAAGGCTATACCTCTGCATGGCATCGTGCCACCCAATGCGTAAATGGGACTTGCCTGCGCCAGAACTTATAAGTTTCAAAGTAACAAGGGAAAGCGATGCTATGGCTACCTATCGTTACCAAGAAGATTTAGAGAAGCCCCATATCATTACTATAAGCCGTTTGCGTAATGAGCATTTTGATACCGTTCAACGATCTTTGGCGCATGAAATTTGTCACATGAGCTTTTGGAAAACAAACAACTGGGATAAACATGGGCCAGCTTTTCGTACCCGTACTCGGCAAGTTGCCAGAGAATTTGGTTGGGATAGTTTAGAACTGTAAACAATTTTGTTTATAAATCAAGCCTCTAGTTGTAATCGTTCGGATACTATTTGGAGCAATCCTTCTTCGGTAATTTGGTATTTGCGCTCGAAAGCCTTGCGACCAAGGCCGTGTATTCCTGTATTACCTCTGTGATGTTCAGGACACAACCCGATGACAGGGGCATTAGCTCGTTTACCAGCTCGTCTAATATGGTGTAGTTCGGTAGGAGTATCTTCATAACCTAAATGCCAGCACAGAATACATCCTAGATCAGCTACCCGATTAAGATGTTTTTTAGCGAGCATCTAACCTTGCCTTAGAGAAATCCTCTAATTTTTGACAGACATCCACCAAATGAATACTGATGTCATAAGCGCTTTTGTCTTTGTTAAGGCTTGCAGCATTTAGATATGTTTTGGTTAAGTTCTTAATATCTAAGACAATTTCGCTATAGTCGGTCATTTGGTAAGCCTTTCAATGTTTCGGTTGGATGATTCTTGTGTGCGCCAAATTTCAACTCTTAATTTAGCAGATTCTAACTGCCATTTTAACGCTTCTGAAGCCTCTGTTGCTGCTCCAATACCCTTACATAAATCTTGATATTCTTGACTAGCATACGCTTCTCTTTCCTGTGCGCCAATAGTTTGCTCGCTTGACTTTTTCATCATTATGGCTTTCAAAGATGACTTGTAAACTTCAAGCTGGGCAAGCTCACCTTTAGCTTTAGCGTAAGCAGGTGCAGTCTTAAATATAAAGTTTATTGCTTCGTTAGGATCGTAGTCGTTCATATTAACCCCATAGCAGTTTGTTGAAGTCTGTCTTTTTGTAATTGTTCATAACTTTGGTTAAGTTCGCATCCTATATATTGCCTGCCTAATTTTTGAGCAACAGCACCAGTTGTGCCACTACCAAAAAAAGGGTCTAAAACTATATCCCCAACACGACTACCAGCCATTACACAAGGTTCAATTAATTCTTCAGGATATACAGCAAAATGAGCCCCTGAATATGGTTTTACAGGAACAGTCCATACATCTCTTTTGTTTCTTTTTTCATAAGTCTTTTCTATTTTAGAAAAATTATGTTGAACAAATTTTGCCTCATGCTCTTGAGCATTTGCCCTGTGCTGTTTTTGGTTTCTTTTAGCAATTTGTTCTTCTTCAGAATTTATAGATTGTTCTTTAATTGCTTCATGGTTAAAATAATATTTTTGTTTTTTACTAAATAAAAATATATATTCATGCGCTTTAGTGCATCTATCTGTTACAGATTCAGGCATTGGATTTGGTTTGTGCCAAATAATATCTTGTCGCAAATTCCATCCAAAATCTTGCATTGCAATAGCAACTCTCCACGGTATTCCAAGTAAATTTTTAGGCCTAAAACCTTCTACTTTCCAAGCACCAAAAACTTCCCCTGTTACAGAACCCTTATTGCCTGCTTGTATTCCGCCTTCTTGACCGCCTCCACGACCGCCTGCTGAATAAGAATCTCCAAGATTCATCCATAAAGTTCCGTCATCTTCAAGAATGTCCCAAACACAAGCAAAAACTTCAACAAGGCTTTCAACAAATTTTTTTGGGGTTTCTTCTAACCCTATTTGTCCATTGTTACCATAATCTCTTAGACCATAATAAGGTGGACTAGTAATGCAAGTTTGCACTTTTATGCCGTCTTTAGCCATTTGGCGCATAGAATCTCGGCAATCACCAAAATAAACTTTATTCATTTAATTTTCTCGCAAATTTTAGTCATAAATTCAATTAAACCATCAGGGCTATATTCTCTTTCGTATTGAGTGCATCTACGACCAGGTTGCCCCGTAATTCCACAAATAGTTTTCCAAGGCTGCCCCCCCCTAATCGGTATTTCAGGTAAATCTTTTGGTTCAATTCCAACAATATAAAGATGTGTCCATTTACGAGCTACATGACCAAAATGGTATTGGTCAATAAGAACAGTAAAACCACCAAATTCATCAGGAAATTCACCAGGCAACGGTAATGGCGCTTCTTTCCATAAACGACTGCCTTTAGGATGCTCTAATACGCCACCGTTTTTACGCACTTTATCTAATGCAAACCAAGCCAAATCTTTTTCGTCTGGCCTAGGATTAGCCATATGACTTAATCTTCCCCAAGCCCTGCATGGTGGATGTGCAATAACAGGATAACTTTTATTAAAATTTCTAGCATCTCGATCAATGTCGTAAACATCATAATCAGCTAATTTTTTATAGCGACTATCTTGTCTAGCAAATAAAACAGCTATCACTTAGCTGCCATTCCAAGGCCAATATTGCCTATAAAATAACCTATAAATGATAAGCCTAGACCAACATTACCTCTATTAAATAAGTCGATTGCTACGATCAAGTAAACAAGTCCGACTGTCCAGATGAGCCATTGAGCCATAATCCCCACTCCCCCCTATTTCCTAGTAACCATTGTTCTTTGTAATCTATTAACTGTTGTTCTGGTATTTTATGTTTAGCTAAGTATTCACGCCACCAGTTTAAACCCTTAGTATGTCTTAATTTAAGCAGATATCGGACTCCACACCGATGCAAGTCTGGCCCTGTATTGTTGCATTGATTCGCCTGGTCTTGCTGCGATGCCGAGTTTTTGTCCATGTTCCATTGTTAGTTGATCGCTACTATACCAAGGAAGTTTTGGCCTTTCGGACTTAACTGTCAGATCAAGTTCATCTTCAAAGCGCTCTTGATTTAACCATGTAGAAGCATGGGGAATAAAATCTAGATCAGTTTCTTTAAGCTTCCAATACTTAACATAATTGTTTATAGCGGCTAACGCATCCACTTTTTGTTTACTGGTAAGTTTAGCCCAAGCCGTTCTTGCCATTTTTTTACCCACTTTCCGAGGGTATAGCTCCCAAAAACTTTCAAACATAAATCCCCCATTTCATTGTTTGCTTCCATTGCTTTATCAATAATCAACATCATTTTATAGTCATGCAAATAATCTGCCTCAGTAGGAACATTCACCGTATAACTCTGGGCGTTTTCCCTATCTTCGGTAGTAAAAGTGGTCATTTTTGCGCTTTTCTTGCTTTATTAAATTCAGCAACTTCCTTCCACCAAGCATCTGAATATTTTGCTGGTTTTTCTAAGTTTTTACTTGTTATCGTAGTATTTAATTGAAATTTTAACGCTTCTATTTCAGCTTGTTGCTGGAGTAGCATATCCTGCGCCTCTTTAAAACATTGTTGGCAATAATGACGGCCATTAAATTCTGTATATTCAGAAATATCTCTAATAAAATTAGCTAGCTCATTTGCGTTCATTCTATTTCCTTAATAGTTTTATAAACTTGCAAAGATACCCGTAATACATAAGCAATGTCGTTAGGAGTTAATTGGCCCATTAGCTGTAGTATTTTTATTACCGCAACATCGTTGTCTAAAGACTGTGGTTTGACTAGTGTTTCAATCATCCGCAAGTCCTTATCCAATGTTCTCCTGACTTCTGCATTACGCAGCCGTTAACCATCTCGTTATCTTTATATTCCACTTTTTGAGTGCATCCAAATAACAATAAAATAATTAAATATTTCATTGTAATGTT